TCAAACCTAATCCAAGACTTCCTATATGCTAACAGCATTGGAACAAACAACACAATTCCACAGGATATCGCTTCAAGCGTAATTCGTGGACAAGGTGTACAGCCTCTAGGTGGTCCAGCAGGTTATGTGGCTCCATTCGCATTCGGTATTCCGATTGTTGAAGTCCCACTACTTCCTGAAGCACAGGATGGCGATTATTCAGGAGAGACTGGTAATCACGGAGATATCCACTTGACATTCCCAAATAACGTAGTTATTGGTATCAAGCGTGATGTAACTGTTTACCGCTTCTTCTGGCCACGTAAGGACTCAATTGAGTACACAATGTATACTCGTGTTGGCGTCCAAATCGAGCAAGCAGACGCTTGGGTCGTTGTTAAGAACGTTAAGGTAGCATCATAATTTAATTATTGCTAACCAGCTGGAAAGGCCCCCAATTTATTTTGGGGGCTTTTCATTTTAATTTAGTAATGCTATAATTAAATCACCGAGACAAAGGAGATAATATGTCATTTGAGACATTAAAGATATCTGATTTAAGAAAGATCGCCGAAGATTTTGGCGTAGACACAGAAGACCTAAAGAGCAAAAACGATATTATTGCTTCCCTAGCGGAAGAAGGCGTTACTTGGGCGGTATACGAAAAAACAATTAAAGATGTAGAAGCAGCAACAGAAGATATTTCCCAGGAACTACTTCCAAAGTTTGATCCAAATAAGGAACAGCCAGAAAACACTGTCCTAGTCAGAATGACAAGAGCTAACTTTAGATATGATATTATGGGATTTACATTTACAAAAGATCACCCATTCGTAGCAATGGATAAAGAAAATGCACAGCAAATTTTTGACAAGGAGGAAGGTTTTAGATTAGCTAACCCAAAGGAAGTACAAGAGTTTTATAGCTAAGCTAAGCCTTTAAAATGGCAGAAGTATTAATTAGAACACAGTCACCAGTAACACATCAGGTATTCTGGAATGGCGATATTGCAACACCAGATTCAACACCGATTGTGAAGTTGTATGATATTACAGATGACCCAGCAATAAACCCTTTAATTAATCCTACACAATTACTTGAAACATTAACTGCTGTTTTAGATGAAAACAATCCAGGTACATACACAGTATATGTTCCATATGAGTACACAGATAGAAATAGAACATTAAGACTTCAATGGGAATACACCATTGAGGGAACAAATGTTGCTAGAACAGACGAAGTATTTGTTGTTACACCATATGTAGACTTTAACCATGTTCAGGATCTAGGATTCAGCACAGATTCATCAGACCCAAATTATAGATCATATAAAGATTTAGTTCGGGCAGAAAAGTATGCACGTAAACAAATTGAGCAATACACAGGTCAAAGCTTTTTCCTATATGATGACGTATTTGTATTAAACGGATACGACTCAGACACTCTTCCTTTGCCAGCAAAGATATATGAGTTACATGAGTTATATGCTAACGACATACTGCTATTAGATACTATTAATGAAATTGATAATTGGAATTACAGCGTTCAAATTTCTGAAACTGGATATGGCATAAAAGTTAATCGTGCAAATGCTTTAGACAATACAGTATATACTGCAAACGGAATGGTTCCTCCAACAATCAATGATTCAAGTGGAATTTTTCAAGATAATGTTAGCTATAAAGTTCAAGGCAGATTTGGCTGGGAAAGAGTTCCAGACGATGTTGAACTAGCAGCCATAGAATTAATGAAAGATTATTTCTCTAAAGATACAACATGGAGAAATAAGTATATAAAGAATATATCAACATTCGACTGGGATTTTGAATATACATCAGAGGCATATGCTGGGACTGGCAATGCTTATGCAGACAGACTTTTAGCAGACTATGTGATGGTGAGCAAGGTTCAGGTAATCTAATGTACGATCTTATAGACTCCGTTCTGTCTATGAAAATGGATGTATATAGACAATCAGACTTACAAGATCCAGACACTGGCGCCATAGTAAAACAGTGGAATTATTATAAAACAATAGACTGTCATGCTAAAGGAATTATTAGCAATTCTGCCACAACAAGATCAAGCGACAAACAAATAATGTCTAATAAGTATTCTAACGAACAGGTAATTCAGGTTAGAACATTAGAGCGAGTTCTTTTTAGAGAAAAGGTTACAAACGTAAGAAATAAAGATGGCCTAGTAATTTGGTCAGAAATTAATTTTCCAACAGAAACCCCAACCGTATTTGAAGTAATGGGATCAACTCCTATAACAGATCCGTTTGGCGAAGTCATTGCATGGAACACAACAATGAAGAGATCGGAGAACCAACAAATTGGACTCTAGTAGACTTCTTGTTCAAACAGCTAGCAGCTTAGAAAGACTAATGGTTGGCGGGTCAAGAGATGCCATGATGAAAGATAGTAATGTGGCTCAGATATCTGCTGCAATTTACTATCAGGCAAATGTTGTAGCTAAATTAAGTTCAAGCAAACAATTTAAAGATAAATTTAAATCCGTAATATTTTCTCAGATATTAAATGATTTTGGAAATTATGTAGATAGTCAGGCAAGAATGAAACCAAGATCTTTACACCATATGTATGAATGGAAAAAAGTTGGAGAGCCAGAAGCAAGACTATTTAATCTAAGAATGTTAGATGGAGAAGGAATTTCATTTAAGGTATCTTATGAGTATAAATTATCTCAATCATTCGTCCCAGCACCAGAAGGAAGAAGAAGACACGTATTTGCAAATAAAGCATCTGTGATGGAAGCTGGAATGCCCCTTAAAATTGCTCCACGCCATTCTGAGAGGCTAGTATTTGATTCTAATGGTGAAACTATCTTTATGCCAAAAGGGGCCTCAGTGACCGTTCAGAGGCCTGGAGGAAGCAGTGTTAAAAATCAATTTACATTAAAGTATAGTATATTTTTTAGAAGTCAATTAGTTAATCAATCTATTAAAGCATCTGGATTTCAAAAGATATTTAATTCTGCCCTGACAAAGGCCATGAAATTGCCAGCACCAATAAAAAAGGTTCAGTATTCATTTGCCCCAAATACAATTAGATCAATGGCGGATGCATCAGTAGCACAGTCATTTGGAGGGTCAATGATATGACAGTTAATTATAAATTAGACGCAATGTTAGAACTAAGAAAGTTCCTATGGGGTAGATTGACCACATTAAATATATTTGATGACGAAGATTACTATAGCGATAACCTTGGAGAATCCATAATTCCAATACTTCCAGTTCAGCAAGCTCCAGAAATGAATCAGTTTTTAAGCGGAAAGAAACATATTGTATACGATAAAATAGGGTCTTCCTATGAGGACAACTGGATGGTTTGCTGTGAGCAAATATTATTTACAATATACTCAACAGACATATCAGAAATTAATGAAATTAGAAACTTTATGATGGATGAATTTAGAAGAATGGACGAGTCTGCCAGAGATATAAATAGATGGTCTGGGCTGTCAGATAAATTTAAATTTTATAGTATATTCATTGCAGACATATCCCCTACAGAGCCTTCAGAAGAGCTTCAGGGTTTCTTCTCAACAGACGTTATTTTAGAGGTCAAATATTCAAGGATGGTTGATTCAGTAGGTAGATTTTCATAATTTGCCTTATAGCCTATTATGGCTTAAAATTGGACTAAGAGGAAAAGAGCCTAGCCAGCCAAACAAAATTTTTAGAAACCACAGGAGGTGGAAATAAACATGGCAATTCAAAATACAGGTAATGCCCGCAATATTCTTGTAGGCGCATCACCACTATTCTTATCAAATGCTGATATTACAGAAACTTGGTATACTGAAGATGCAGAACCAGGCGATGGTCGTAATACGGCAGCCGTTAAGGTTCCAGCATTTAACGCAAATGCATCATATACAACAACATTAAATAATATTGATGTAGAAGCTGCAACAACAGCTGAGACATTTGCATACCGTAACGTAGGTTATACAAATAACGGTCTTCAGATCACATATAACCCAACATACGATTCAGTAACAGTAGATCAGTTGCTAGATACAGCTAAGCTGTTCAAGTCTGCGATGGAAGTTATGATCGCAACAGAAATGTCAGAAGGTACACTAGAAAATATTCTAGTTGTTTTCGGACAGAAGTCAGATACTCTAAGCGGTTCAACACTTGGACTTGAGGCAGGTGCACTTGGTGCAGCTCCTACAGAGCGTCAGCTAATTGCTGTTGGACAAGCTCCAACAACTTCAGCAACTCCAAATACAGAGCGTGTATATTATGCACGTCGTGTTTTGTCAGTGCAACAGTCACAGTTTTCTTTGGCACGAAGCACACCAACTACATTCCCAGTAACCTTCCGTCTTTTGCCTTCAGGTAGCTCAAGCTACGTTGGCTCAGAATACGGTAAGATTATTGACCGTGTAATAGCGTAATAATTTAATTAAATTATTAACAGGAACCCCCAGAAATGGGGGTTTTCTGCTTGTATTATTAAATCAAGTTTAGTATAATGATTAAGACTATCCAAGGAGGATAAATTGGCTACAACAGTATACGACGTAGAAGAGATCACCTTACAGAATGGTGATAAGGTTAAATTAAAGCCCTTAACAATTAAGGCTCTAAGAAAATTTATGGCAGCAATTGCTAAAACAGCAACATCTCAAACAGAAGATGAAACACTAACTATATTAATTGAGGCATGTGCGGTTGCGATTGAGTCACAACTACCAGAACTAGCTGCAGACATGGATAAGCTTGAAGGTGCATTAGATATGCCAACCATCAATCGTATTCTTGAAGTCTGCGGAGGAATTAAGCTTGACGACCCAAACCTGGGAGCGGCAGCAGTTCTAGCTGGTCAGAACTCGATCTAGCCGCTTTATTGGGGGAAGTTTTTCTTTTAGGTAATTGGAAAAATTACGACGAACTAGAAGACAATCTTTCAATGCCAGAACTTATACAAACTTTTAAGTCTATGCAAAAAACTGAAGAAGAGAAAAGAAAATTTCTAGCATCTCTTCAGGGCATAAACTTAAATGAAGAAACAAAAGAAGAAGGTCCTACCTTCGACGATATCAAGAAAAGGGCTCTTGGAATAAATACGTCACAAGATGATGTTGTTTCATTACAAGGTCCATATGCAGCAGAAGCTGGATTTGGTATTGGAGCAGGATTAGGATACTCTAAGGAGTAATATAGCTAAATGGCTGATGAACAAATAGTCACGAATATAGTCGCAACTTCGGACTTTTCAAATCTTATTACAGATCTTAATAAGGTTTCTTCAGCGTTAAGTAAATTACAAGATAAGTTACAAGCAACAAATAAGACATTAGCCGCACAAGTTGCGGTCATGAATAGATCCTTTGCAGATACGCTTAGAAGTACTGGTCAATTTTCTACACATTTTGTTAGCTTAACTTCTGATGTAGATAA